TCCACCAGGAGCAAACGTTGCATAGGGATATTTCATATAATCAAAATAAGTATTTAAATTTGATCCTACTTTATTTATTGCTGTTACTTTAGCTGATTTGGCAAATCTTCCAGTTCTATAATTTAAAACATCTGTACTATATCCAGTACCCATATTAGCTCTTAGCCTATCATGTAGCTCTGCATTTATCAAATTTTGTAATCTAAGAACGCTAAAAAATTTACCATCTATTGCTCTTAATTGTGGGGCCTTAATAATAGGAGTACCATGGCCTTCAACTTTATTATTTATTAAATCAACAGCACCCTGCTGTTTATTTGTATATTTTTGGCTTTTAGTTTTTACACCTAAAAAACTATTTACAAGTTTATAAAGTATCATATCAATAATACTTGGAGATCCTTTTATGTCCCTAAGATATGCCTCTACATACTCATATATATCACTTTCTACTGATGCTAATACCTTTTGATTAATATAAGTACTTTGAGGAGTAGTCATAATGAATCTAAATTTTCCAACTAAAGAAGCTGCTAAATCTAAATCTTTATCAAAAGTACACTTATATTCTATGTGTGCTTTTTTAAGCCTCTCTAAAAATTTATCTATATCTTTAGAAGCTTTAAAAAGTATTTCTTTTTCTGGAGTCCCATATGATGATTTCTCAGCTTCTTGTCTAAATCTTTCAGCTATTCCATATGTTTTCATAGCTAGTGGAGAATTTTTTTCTTCTAAACCAAAACTAGCCATATGTCCAATATCAAAAGTAGATACTTTATTAGTTATAGTATTTCCAGATTTACTTTTAATACTTTTTTCAACTACGCCTAAAAAAGTATTTATTAATTTAGGATCCCTACTAATATTATTAGATAAAAAATCTCTTAAAGCACTAAAGGACTTAGCTATCAATAGTAACCCATCTCCTTCTTGTAGTCTATATATACCAGTAAAAGATTTTGGGTCAAAGGAAACTTCATCATATATTTTTGTCTTTTTTTGTATTACATCGAAAGCTACTTTATAAATCTGCGATATATCAGATTCTGTCGGTTTTGGCATATCTGGCCCAACTTCGCTAAATCCTAATCTAATACTTTCTTGACTAAAATGCATTACATGAATACCAGCGTCCATTTTTGCTCTTGTTTTTTCTAATAATACATATTTTACTGTATCATTAATAAAATCAGTAAAAATAGGTTTACTCATTATGGTGCCTTATACATTTCGAAAACTCTTTTAATATTAGCTGGTAAGTTAGATCCACCCCCCTCTCTAAATCCTAAGTTTTCTATTATATTTTCTCCGAATGATTTTCTTGGAGTATATTCTTCACTTCTATAGTATTCTACTAAATCCAATACAGCTATTTTTAAATCTTCAGGTACTCTTTCATACCCACCCTTATATTGAATTTTTACACTTAAATCAGCAGGAATAGCTCCAGCAGTAAATGGTGTATCATACATGGATCTAACAGCATCATACCTATAATCAACGTAATAGTCAGTGCCAGCAACTAAATCTGTATAATCTACTCCATTATATGAAACAGACACTTTTGTTACAGATCTTATTGGAAACTCTTGAAGAAATAATGCTTCATATTCATTACCATTAAAATACTCTGTAAAATCAGTATCATAATAATCTATAAAAGTTCTTCTACAATACGTTTTAGCTAATTGACTAGCCGCAGATATTATAATTAATAAAGATGAATCCTTCTCACTATTTGTTATATTTTTATAAGCTTTAAATTCATCTAATGCAACTAATAGACCCATTTTGCACCTATATGGTGTGGTGGCGCCGAAGCGCCACCACTATTACTTATATTATGCTACCCACTTCTGAACAGCTACACCCTTTGAAGAAATAATATCTGAGAATGCCATTCTTGTTGATGCAACAAGAATATTCTTTTGATCTTCAATATTACGGTCTCTTTCAACTAATACACCACGAAGTGTACCAACTACAAAGTTAGCAGGATTAATTACAATAGCACCAGCCTTTGTGTCTGCCTTAGCCTCAAACTCTCCAGAAACAATAACTGGAGAACCATTAATCATGCCAATTTGTCCCTTAAGAATTGTTGCATAATTAGGACCTACTAAATCTACAGTACGGAAATCTGCATCTTCTAATAGGTCATAGTAGCACTCTTGTGATACAACGTAGATAAGTTCAGTTGGATCAAGGCCCCATACACCTAGCTTACGACGAAGTGCTTGTGCAGCATCTACTGTAAACTTATCATTATTGGAAATATCAAGAGTAGTTGTAGCAGAAGCATCTGTTGCTAATTTAACAAGTCCAGTAATAGGGTCTGTACCTGCTGTTGCTGTACCACGAAGAACAGCTTTATCTAAAGACTTAGCTACTCTGCGAGAAACTGCATCACGTACAATTGATACTAGTGGAAGAAGTGTATCTTCCTCTTCTTCATATCCAAGATATTCCTTAGCTGCTAGCTTATAAGCAATTAAAGTCTTATCTGTAAGTGTGTGATCAGCTGCAGTACCTGTAGATGAGCCATCTGTACTACGATATGCTGTTGATGCAATCCATGTTCCATAACCTGCTTCTGGATTAATTGGGAAATGGAATGTTGGTGCCTGCATAGCAATTCTACGAGAAATAAGTGGCTCAACTACTAGACGTTGACGGATATCATTCTCAATACGTGTACTGAACTGTTGCTCCCAATCTTGTGTCATTGGATCAACGTGAGCACCTGCCTTTTGAATTAATCCAGCACCAAATTGTGTATCTTGTGGTCTACGACCTAACATTTTAGCTACTAATACTGCGGTATCAATATCCTTCTCTGGAATAGCTACACGATTACCGCGATCTTCAAAAGTCATCTTATTTCTTTGAATAGCAGCTAACTCCTCTGCCTTCTCTTTAAGTTCACCACGTAGACCCTCAAGAGCCTCACTAAGTGACTTTTCTTTCTCTACAAAACGGCTCTCTAAATCTGCAATAAGCTTCTCAACATTATTTGTAACAGTTACATCTTGTGTCATTTCATTTTTCTCCTTTTTAGACTCTATAATCAATTCTAAAGCTGCATTTACATCAGCTGCTTGTTTTTCAATTTTGTCTGAAATTTTAGCTTCTAGAGCTTGTACTAATTTCTCAATTTCAACAGATTTAGTAGCATCTGCTTCTGAGTCTGTTGGTTTAACTTCTTTATCTTCTAAATTCATATGTATAAACTCCTGCTTAAATTTATTAAATTCTTCTTCTGATTCAAAACTTTTCCTTACTGAAAAAATTGAATTTGGATTAGCTGGAACACTAACTACAGACACTTCATACAATTCTAAATCTTTAATAACGAACAAGTCTGTAGTTGGATCATAATCAGCATCTTTGACTGTAAATCCTATAGAAAATGATCTAAGAATTCCTTCTTTAACTAAATCATATACATTTCCAGCCGCTTTAGAAATCTCAGCAACTATTTTGAATCCTTTACTATCCAAAAAATAATCAATCATCATTCCTATTGGTTTGGAATGATCGTGAAAGGCTAATATAATGGGATTCTTTAGGTAATTATCAAGTCCTCCCTTACTCCATGCCTCTTGGAGTACAATGTCACTGTGTCTATCTTTATCAATTGTATTTGCATATCCTTCAATTACTATTGAATTTGACTCTGCTTTTTCTACAACTGAAAATTTAGAAACAATACTAAATTTTTTATCTATCATTTCTTAGGTTCCTTATCTTCTTTTGGTGGTTGCTTTGGTTTTCCACCTTGTGAAGGATTTACTGCACTACCAGCTATGTTAGCCGGTATTCTTAATTCATCTGCATGTTTTTCTGGACTCTTTTCTAATCTTAGTTTTTCTCTTGCTTCATTAATAGTTATTATACCTGTATTAACAAAAGTAGAGTAGTATCCTGCCTCGTCTTTTAATTCTGGTCTTAGTGCTAGTATATTTTCTTTTATAGAATCCATATCATATCCAAAGTAAAATTCCATAGCTTTTACTAAATGATCTACTATTGGTAGCACAGTGTTTATATAAAACATTCTAATGTTTGGAGTTATATTAGCATTATTTCCAGAATTTAATAAAATTGGTGGAACTCCTAAAGCTTTTAATATTTTAGTTTCTTGAGTATCAATACTATCTTTAAAATCTAATTCCCTAAAATCTGTATGTCCTAGTGAATCTATATCAAAATCACCATCTAATATTGCTGGTCTCTTTCCACCTCTTTTTGGATTATAATCTCTCATCCATTCCTGTAATATTCTATCTTTAACTTTTCTTGATAGTGTATTTTTAGTCTTTAATACTATACCAGGAATTGCATTATTATCAAAATAATTTTGTTGAAAAGATCCCATTGAATTTAATAATCCAACACTGGCCAAAGCAGGTAAAAGTCTAGATTCTCCTCTATAAATAGATTGTGCAGAATTATCCTTTATGTGTATAATTTCATCTGCATTAAATTCAGTATTACCATATTTATAACCTTTAATAAATGTTTTAGCATCAGAAGTAATTTCGACTTTAGATGCTGGTAAATGATATAATCCAGCACCATCAAAGTATATAAATATATTACCATCTAATATATAGTCAGTGTAGCAATTTCTTCTAAAACTATCTATGTTTTGATATGGGTTTGGTTTATAATTTAATAAACTATATAATCTTTTCTTGTCTTCACCAGTACTATATGGATTTATTCCAAGGCCTCTAATTTTATCTTTTATATCAAAATCAAATTCTGCCGCTGAATCAACTATTAAAGAAACACCTCTATTAACAACTTCTATTTTGTTAAAAGCTTGATACGCAGAGTAGGAATTAATAGTTGAGGATTGAGTCTCTCCTTGATCCATATGAATCTCTGGTTGTGCAGGATTCAATTTTTCTATTATTCTATTTATCAGACTCATTTCTATGCTTTTCCTTTTGTATTTCAACCCACCTACGTTGTTTTTCTGCTGTTGCTAAAGGTGGTGATTTAC